GGAACAAGAACTTTACCATTTGCGACAATAGCTTAAATAATTAATTTAAAAGTATAATGGGGATATCTTAACGGGTATCCCCAGAAATCAAGGAGTAGTTTATGACAGCTTTTTGCGAAAGAACCGATATTTTAACAAATATAAACATGGTTGCTGCTGATGTAGCCGAAGCATTAACCACTAAAGCTATTGTAAAAGGTGATGCCGAAGTGAGGGCTGCATTTAGTGTGGATATGTTAAATGCTATAGATGCAGCCAGTCCTTTACCTGATATCATAAAATCCCTTGCAGAAGATATAGCTTCTTATTTTGTTATGCGTGGTCTGTATGCAGGAAATACACCATCTATAAACGATTGGATTGATAGATACAAAGAAGCGAAGGAAACCTTAAAATCTATTGCAAATGGCACAACACAGATTGAAGGAATTACCGTAGAAGTTAATGAAATACAATCTACCACTAAAGGATACAAACCAACCTTTGATGAAAGAGATGAAATCCATTGGGATATTGATGTTGATAAATTAGCTGATTTGGATGATGCCGATGGCTGCTAAAGGTGGAGCAGTATTTTCTTTTGAAATAGAGAATAACGAACAGATTAAAGCACTACTAAAGAAAGCAGGAGATAAGGGAAAAGATTTAAGAATACCTTTAAAACGTGCCGGGATATTAATGGTTGGATCGATAGACAAGAACTTTAGGGCAGAAGGTAGACCGGATAAATGGACACCATTATCGGATATGACTTTAGCAATGAGGCGTAAACATGGCAGAGGAGCGAAGATATTACAAGATACCGGAAGGGGCAAGGGTTCGATGGCTTATAAAGTTATATCTAATAAGCAGGTAGAAATAGGAACGGATGTTCAATATATGGCAGCACACCAAACAGGAAAAGGCAGAATACCACAACGGAAATTCTTATTATTCCAGGACGAGGACAATAAAAACATAGTCAAAATCTTTACCGAGTACTTAGGAGAGATTATTAAATGAAATTAGAAACCATTTTTAATAAAGTAAAATCCATTTTAGAAGCTGATGACGTGTTAAAAGTATATATAAAAAAAGTATACTCCGGCACTCGTTCAGATGTTCCAACCAGCAATTTCCCTTGTATCTTTTTAGAGCCGACAAACGCACCTGAAAGAGATGTCACCATGCCGCATGGAATAGAAATAGATTTGGGCATAACTATATTTGCCTATATAAAGGTTATGGATATAGACAAGCAGATAGTTGGTGATGCCACTACAAAGGGTATATTAGACGTTGATTATGACATTAAAAAAGCCCTGGGTGCATATGTGGATTTAGACGGTACATGTGTTACTTATAGTTTACCAAATACACGTTTTGAATTTGAGAATTACCCATTCAGAGGGGTTGAAATAGATATGGACATTATGCTTAAACAAAATTTTGTAACAAGGGCATAAGGAGCAAGATTATGAAATTAAAATATACCATGAATACTGAAATGTGGGTTATTGGAGCAGGTAATTTAAAACGAGGTGATGTTATTGATGAACATGACCAAACCAAAATAGATAAGTTTTTAAGGACTGGTATGTTTAAAAAGGTTAAAAGCAAAAAGAAAAAGGGTAAGAAAATAATAAAGAAAAGTGGTGATGATTATGCCAGTGAAAATAAAATTTAATCGGAGTATGGGGTTAGAAATACATGGATTAGGAATGTTTACACCTAACCAATTCGTGGTAGTTGGAGATGAGGAGAAGGCAAAAAGATATACGGACTCCGGTTATTTCGATTTAGTAAAAGTAAAAGAGAAAAAGAAAGTGGTTAAAAAATATAGAAAAAGAAAGGAAGTGATTTAAGTGTCTATAGGAAATAGAGGTCATATTGGAATCAAAAAGGAAACAACATGGGGTACTCGTGTAACAGGTGATAATGATGTATTTTTGCCTTTTGTTAGTGAAGGATTAACGAGAGATATTGAGGAAGTAGTAAGTGCTATTCAAAGAGGTATTTTAGATGAACCTGTATCTTATCAAGGACAGAAAGGGGTAGCAGGTTCTCTTGTAATGGAAGTACATCCGGTAAGTATAGGACATATTTTGCGAAGTGCTTTAGGTGCTCCAACTGGTGGAGATTTAGCAGATAGTACTGAAACAGAATTTTGCGATTGTGAGGAAGCCTGGATTTCTGATGCAAGCGTAATAGCAAGTTTAGATGCAATTGATAAAAAGAAAGGTTCATATTCAATTAAGATTGAGTGTCCGGCAGGAGTGACAGACGGCACTATTTTAGCTTATAAAGATTTTGCCGGGATTGATATGAGTGCAGTTACATCTTTAAAATTTTGGATTAAAACAAGTATAGAATTAACCGATGCCACAGATTTAGAAATATTAATTTCAGAAACAAGCGGTTGTGGTGGAAGTCCTCTAGCTAAGAATGTTGGTGTTTTGGCGGCAAATACTTGGACAGAGGTTACAGTCGCAACAGGTGATTTAACGGGCGGTTATGGTACAGTAATATCAGTAGCCATCAGATTAGGTGCAGATTTAGCAGAATTTACCACTCGAATTGACGATATAAGAATGGTAGTAGCCGGTACAGCAAACGTGGCAAGGAAACATATATTCACACCAATGCAGACCGAAGCGCAGGAATTTGGAGCAGGGGCAAAACTTACACCGTTATGGCCTTATACTTTTGAGATTTACCGGGATGATAGCGATAACAGGGCTTATGAATTTAAGGGGTGTGTCGTAAATACCTTACAGCTTAACTTTTCTAATAGTGATAAAATATTAAAAGCAAGTTTAGGTATTATCGCTAAAGATGGTGGATATGTAACAAAAACAGCGATGGCATTAGAAGCTACAAATCCTTTCCTCTGGGAAAATGTAAAGATTGGTATAGGCGGAACGGCAGCAGGAGCTCCTAATTTAGATTGTGAAAGTTTTACATTGAATTGGGATAATAAGTGCGTACCTAAATATACATTAAATAACACAGCTATAGCACGAAGGATAATTCGATCAGGATATAGGGAAATACCTATTACCTTCACAATGGACTTTATAGACCAGACCGAATACGATAAATTCCTTGCAGGTACCGAACAGCAGTTTCAAATAATATTTGAGGGTGCAGTTGTCGGAGCAGATGCAGCATCTACACCGTACACATTAGATATTAATTTTCCGAAAGTAAGATACACAGCATTTCCAATTAATATTGGTGGACCGGGAAGATTAACCGTTTCAGTTACAGCTAAAGCAAAATATGACGCTGCCGGATATGCTATGTTAATTAATCTTATTAACGACCAGGCCGCTTCAGTATACGCAGGATAAATAAAAAAATAAACAGGAGGAAATAGAAAAATGACTGACAAAGTAAAACTTGAAGGATTAAAGACAATAGATATGAAAAAGCCGGTGGAGAAAATAAAGGAAATTATATATACTTCACCTGTTAAAATAGGCGATAAGGAATATATAATAAAACCTTTATCGATGCTTGATGTAAAGAAAATGAATATAGAAAGAAAGAATTTAAAAAAGGGTGATGCGACCGCTTCATTTGATTTTACCTTTAAAGTAATGTTAAACGTAATCAAAAAATGGAATCCCGACACAAAGGATTTAACGGTAAATGATTTTGAAGAGATGATAGGGTTGGATGAATTTGAAAGAGTACAAGCGGCAATCCTTCAAATAACACATTTAAAAAAGTATTTTATTACGGGGGCTTCCGGCAAATAATAAAGGTACTATCATTTGCTTATAATTATACATATAATGATGTGCTGGCAGTTCCTCTTTCTGATTTGGATTTAATAATAGATGATGCAATCGAAATATATAAGTTGAAATTTGGACACTATAAATCGTCTTCGGCTGGAATGGGGGTGAAGTAATATTGGCTACTAATAAAGAATTAAAAGTTAAAATTATGGGTGATGCCTCGGGACTAGAAGCAGCTTTAGATGGTGCAGAAAAAAATGTTACAAAATTTTCTGATAAACTTGCTAGTGTTGGCAGAGTAGCTACCATTGCCGGTGGCGTTATTACCGGTGCTTTTGCTGCAATAATTTTAAAGACTGCTGAAGTTGACGACCAATTTGACAAGATGAGTATTAGAACAGGTGTATCAGTTGAGGCTTTATCGGCTCTAGCTTATGCGGCAGATATAACGGGAACATCTATTGACACCGTAGAAATAGGGTTAAAGGGCTTAACTACCTCTATGGATGACGCTTCTAATGGTATAGGTTTAGGTAAAGAAGCTTTTGATGAATTAGGTATATCAGTCGTAGATTTTGAAGGGGATTTGCGACCGACGATTGACGTTTTAAAAGAGGCTGCTACCAAAATTGCAGAGATAGATAATCCCACGAAACAAGCCGCACTTGCAATGGATTTATTTGGCTCAAGAGCTGGACCAAAATTATTACCACTTCTAAAACAGGGTGAAGGTGGAATTAATGATTTAATGGAAAAAGCAAAAGAGCTTAATGGCGTAATATCTACAGAGTCGGCAACGGCTGGGGCTGATTTTACTGACAGAATGAATGATTTAAAAGTGTCTTTAGCTGGGGTAGGTAGAACAATAGGAGATATTTTAATCCCTGCCGTAACTCCATTCATAGAAAAAGCTACAGAAATAGTTGGAAAGATTACAGAATGGGCAGAAGAAAATGAAACTTTGGTTACAAATCTTACTAAATGGGGCGGCATTTTAGGCGTTGTTTTATTGGTGCTTGGACCAATAGCGGTAATATTACCTAGTCTTATTACGGGTGTTACATTATTATCAGGTGCATTTGTACCATTCCTAATTACGGGCGCAATTATAGCAGGTGTAATAAAATTAAATAGTTTGCTTGACGATATGAATGAAAAGGTTTATGCAGCACAAATAAATTTAGAAAATCTTTCATTGGCTGAAATAGAAACAGAAATGACAAATCTTGAAGATGAAGCTACTCATATTATGTTTTTAATGGGCGAATTAGGGAATGACCACCTTACAGGAACTTTTACAGGCGGTGCTGCTGAAAGAAAAGCGTTAGAAGATTCCCTTGATAATCTAAATAGTAAAATGTTATTACTTGCACAAAGACATGAAGAATTAACAGAAGCTGGGAAAGATACTGCAGATGTTGAAGAAGAACAAACACAAATAGCAAAAGATTTAGCTACTGTAACGGATGCCTTAACGACCGCACAAACTGAACAGGAAAAAGCTTTAAAGAAAGTAACCGAAGAAAAAGCAAAAGCAAATGCAGAAGCTGAACTTGAAAGCAAAATGTATGAGTTAACAGATACTGCAATAGAAGGTCAAATCAGATCGCTTTATGATTTGGCTACAAAATGGCAAGATGCAGGGGCTGATTATGAAAAAGTAGCTACATATGTTGAATTAGCAACAGAAGCCATTTATGCGCAAAATGAGGAAATAGGTGATAATGTTGACAACATGGAAGAAGTTGCGAAGGTTACAAAAACAGTTGAAGATAGGTGGTTTGAGTTAACAAAACTTCCTTATGAAGTAAAATTAAAAGAGATAAATGAAAGATACGATGATTATATAAAGGTTATAAAGGATTCGACATTAAGCACTTTAGCACAGGAAACAGCTATACGAAATATAAACCTTGCAAGAGATTTGGAAGTCAAAGGCGTTGACAAGGTTACTGATGCAGAAAAAAAAGCAATAAAAAAGAAAGATGATTTAGCGGATGCATATGATAATATAAGGGATAAAATCCTTAACTTAAAAGACCCGAGAGCAGCGGCAATCCAAGATTTGGATGATGAAAGACAAAGGTTAATAGATTTAGGGATTAACATTGAACTTGTCAATGAGTTATATGATTTAGAAATAGAAAAATTAGGTGAAGTTGGTGATGCCTTTACTTTATTTGAGAAAGTTGCACAAGAAGCTACTCAATTAGTTGTTGGTTATGTTACCGATGAATTAGGAACTGCAATATATAGCCTTTGGTCAGACCTCGATGATTACGAGTGGAGTTGGTCTAACTTCTGGGAAGGTTTATGGGATTCCTTAAAAAAATGGGCTTCACAGATGATAGCAAAATTATTAGTATTAATACCAATATTAGCAGCGGTGGCGTTTTTTACAGGAGGAATTAGTTGGGCTAAAATAATAGAAATTGCTTCTTTTGTTGGAATTGGATTTGATAAAGGTGGTAAAGTTAAAGGATTCTCTGCTGGTGGTAGTTCCACCGATACCGTTCCTGCAATGCTTACTCCTGGCGAATATGTGATAGCGAAACCCATGACTGATTTTATAAGGAATTTTGGTGCGATACCCGGCAATTTAGTTAATGCAATTAGCGGCGGAATGCCTACACCAACACCGGCTTTTGCTGGCGGTGGTTTAGTAGGTGGTGGCGGTTCTGGATATAGTTCTTATGGCGGAGGCGGTTCTGCTATATATGTAGATATTCACGATAATAGAATATCAGATGATATTGATATTAGAAGGTTGGCTTCTACCGTAAGCGATGAAATATTACGAAAAATTAACATGAACCGGAGGCACTAATGGGAATTACCGTTAAAATAGCAGGCGTAGATAGAACAATAAATGTTGATGCAAAAACGTTATTTATTACCGATGAAGTAACAAATAGGGCTTCTTCTGCTCAATTTGATTTTCATTGTCAGGATATAGCGATTGCTCCAACTCCAGGGGCTTCCGTACTGATTGAAGAAGGGGCTACAAAACTATTTTCCGGTAGAATATTGTCTAAGGTTGAAGGATTTTTACCTCCTGCATTGTTAAGTTATAGCGTTGAATGTATAGATAATACGAGGGATTTAGATAAATATCTTGTATCAAAAACCTACACAAATCAAAGTGGCGGGGATATAATAAAAGATATTATCGACAATTACACAACAGGATTTACATATGCACACGTTCAAGACGGCCCAACATTATACGACATATCTTTTGATTATATTCAAGCTTCAGAGGCCATTGCAGCAGTTGCAAATGCTTGCGGTTATTATTGGTATATAGATTGGGAAAAAGATATATATTTTTTCCTTAAAACAGACTACCCGGCTTCTTTCCAATTAGATGATGATCAGGACCATCACAAAGAATTGGTTATTAACTTTGATGTATCTCAATTACGAAATAGAGTATATGTTAAATCTTCAAAATATGAAACACTTGATTTTACTGAATTATTTATAGGCGATGGGACGACCGTTACCTGGACTTGTAAATATACACCAAACGCTACACCTTCACCGACCTTGAAATTAGATGGAGTTGCCAAAACAGTAGGTTGGGACACGGTTGACAATCCGGCTTTATTTGATTTTATGTTAAATGCTGCAACGGGAGTTTTATCTTTGGGGACGGAATCCACTCCGGGAGCTGGTGAAAAAATAGTACCGACTTATGGAGCAGATAAACCTATAATAATTAGTTGGGATGACACCGATTCTATAGCAGCGATAAAAGCTATTGAAGGTGGGGATGGGATTTTTGAATATTGTATAACGAATAATGATGTAGACACCAAAGAATGGGCAGAGGATTTGGCAAAAGCTGATTTAAAAGTAAATGCAAATCCTGTTATTACCGGTAGTTTTCTAACGAACGAAAGCAGTATAAGAAGCGGACAGATCATAACATTGGATTCTACAAAAAGAGGATTGACACAAGATTTTCTAGTACAAAGAGTAGCTTTGGAAAGAGTTGATATATTTACAGATTGTTCAGTTGCAAATCCATATAAACCCGCAGCGACAGCAACGATAGGATATAAACCCGCAGCGACAGCTGAAGTTCCTTATGTGGAAGCCGGTGGAGTTGAAGTTGAAGTTATTTATTATTTATATCGGGTTACTATAGCCACAAAATTAAAAGGGTTAGAAGATTTATTGCTGGAATTATTATATGATAGTAGCGAAAGCATTAAAAGAGATACAACTCCTCCGGCCGTTCCAACAGGGTTAGCATTAACAACAGGAATGGGTGAAATTAATCAAGCCGGATTAACATGGCTAAAAGCTGCATGGGAGGCTAATACAGAAGATGATTTTGACCACTATGAATTAAAATATAAAAAAACTGCTTATTCTGATTTTGGTCTGGTAACAACTACAGATGTAACTTTTATATGGGTGGGACTTGAACAGAATATAGAATATCAGGTATATATAAGAGCGGTTGATGTGTATGGAAATAGAAGCGCTTGGAGTTCTGTAGAAACACAAACGACAGCGACAGACAGCGAAGTACCTACTCAAGTTGGGGACCAGGTGGCGACGGCTATTGTTGGCGGTATAAAAGTAGCATGGACAAGAAATTTAGATACTAATATTGCCTATTATTTAGTCGATAGGCAGGAAAGTGTTGACGGTACAACATGGACGGGAGCATGGACAGAAAGGGCAAGAATAAATGGTGATTTATGGCTAGACCTTTTCTTATCTTATACGACATTTTACAGATACAGAATTACAGCATATACGCAGACTGGAACGGCGGGAGTTACTTCTGGGGTAACCGCCAACAGTATTTCTCCGTCTAGGGCGGGTGCTGATGATATTGTAAAAAAATGTATTACAGCGGCTGAAATATATGGTACTAAATTATCGGTAATATTTGCAGATATGGGACAAATAACAGCCGGCGATATTACTCTTGATAATGCAGGGTTTATAAGGACAGTTGGAAAAACTTATTATGGAGATTCTACAGCAGGCTTTTGGCTTGGCTATAACGGGGCTTACAAACTCGATATTGGTAATTCTTCACAATATATAAGATGGAACGGTTCTAGCTTGTCTATCAGGGGAAGCATAATTCTTGAAAATACAATTCCAAGTACAGACGTTAGCGGTTTGGGTGATTTGGCGACAGAGGATGATGTGGATTATAGTGATTTGACCGGCACGAAACCGCCGAGCAATGCAGATGTAACTCTATCGGCAATAAATGGTTCGTTGGCTATAACAGGTGGTGGAATAACTTTGAGTAGCGGTGGTGCTATAAAGTCTTATGGAAAAGATTCTTATAATGACGCTACAGCAGGTTTCTATTTAGGATATGCAAGTGGTTATAAACTTGGAAT